TATAAACAATATGGTTCAGAAATTGACTGGAGGACATTTGAAAATGTTCGCACTAATGACATAGTGATTTTAACAAGAAATGATGACTCAAGATTTGGACATGTTGGATTTTTTAGAGGTTATAATCCGTCAACAAAGCGTGTACAGATGTTAGGCGGAAATCAAAAGGATACTGTAAAATTAAGTAATTTTTTAGTAAGGGGCGATAGAATGACACTAACATCAATAAAAAGAAACTGGACTGTTCCGGAGAAATATGATTTTCCAGTTATTGGAACAGATTTGGCTTCAGGTAGCCTTGACAGTTATGCGAGTACGAGGTAAAAAATGGAAGATAGTTTATATAAAAATATTAAAGTTATAGGATACGAAGATAGCAATCCTGTGATATCTCAACGGTACAAGGGTATTAGTACAGTAAATGATATTAATGATAGCAAAACATTATATGATATTGCAATTATAAAACAAGATATCATAAATCATTTTCATATAAGACAGGGCGAAAAGTTAGAAAATCCTTCTTTTGGTACAATAATATGGGATGTCTTATTTGAGCCTTTAACAGAAGATCTAAGGCAGGCAGTTTTAGATAACGTAACAGAAATTGTGAACTCGGATCCTCGGGTTCAAGTAGACAGTGTATTTTTAGAAGAATACGAAAGCGGACTCAATATCGAATGTACATTACGATATTTAAATTATAATATTTCAGAAAAAATGCGTTTTGATTTTGACCAAAATAATGGTCTCATTAGTTAACTGCGTATATTTTATACTCAAATAAATACATTATAGGAGATTAATATGTCAGTGACTGATAGGCAAAATAGACTTATTATTGCAGAAGATTGGAAAAGAATTTACCAATCATATAGAAATGCAGATTTTCAAAGTTATGACTTTGATAGTTTAAGAAGAACAATGATAGCATACCTTAGAGAAAACTATCCTGAGGATTTTAACGATTACATTGAATCAAGCGAATATCTTGCACTTATTGACCTTATTGCCTATCTTGGTCAAAACCTTAGTTTTCGTATTGATCTAAATGCAAGAGAAAACTTTCTTGAAACAGCAGAACGCAGAGAGAGTATATTAAAACTTTCGAGACTAATTAATTACAATCCTAAAAGAAATTTATCTAGTAATGGATTTTTAAAAATAAAAAGCATTAGTACTACTGAAGATATTGTTGATAGTAACAATATTAACCTAAACACGCAAACAGTTATATGGAACGATAGTTCTAATTTAGATTGGTACGAACAATTCATTAAAGTTTTAAATAGTTCTTTTACTAATAATAATAAGTTTGGAAATCCAATTGCATTTGGCGATGTAAATGGAATTAATTCAGAACAGTACAGATTAGCAGGTGTGTCAGCAGACGTACCAATTTATAGCTTTTCAAAAGCAATAAGCGGAATAAATACTCCGTTTGAAGTTACTAGTTGTAGAATTACAGACGGAAATATTGTTGAAGAAGAACCGTTCCCTGGCAACAGTCTATCACTAATTTACAAAGATGACGGAAAAGGAGCCAGCTCATCAAACAACGGATTTTTTGTACATTTTAGACAAGGTATATTACAAAACGGAAATTTCTCAGTTACTAATCCTAGTACAAATCAAGTTGTTAGTATTGATGCAACAAATATAAACAATTCGGATGTATGGTTATATAAACTTGATTCTAACGGGAATGAAGTTGAGCTATGGAATAAAGTATCTAGCCTTACCGGAAATAATGTAGTATACAATACACTTACTAGTGGTAACAAAAACATTTATAATGTTCTAACAAAATCAAATGATAAAATTGATTTGTTGTTTAGCGATGGAATTTTTGGTAATTTACCAAAAGGTCAATTTAAAACTTATTATAGAACAAGTGCTAACAGAAGTTATCAAATTAATCCAAATGAAATAAAGAATATTAGTTTTAAAATACCTTATATAAATTCAAAAGGTAATACACATAATTTAACAATAGTTGCTAGTTTAGAGTATATTGTTAATAATGCAAGTGCAACAGAATCAAATGATAGTATTCGTTCAAATGCACCAGCTGCATATTATACACAAAACAGATTAATTACAGCAGAAGATTACAATGTTGGACCACTTGCTACTACACAAGAAATTGTAAAAGTAAAAAGTGTTAACAGAAATTCAAGCGGAATTAGTCGATATTTTGATCTAAAAGATAGTACAGGAAAATATAGTAACACAAATATTTTTGCAGATGATGGTATAATATATAAACAACAGTCAACTGACAAAACTACATTTTCTTTTGATACTAGAACTGATATTGAAAATATATTAGTTAATACAATTGATCCAATAATAAAACAATCTAAAACAAGAAATTTTTATTATGACAATTATACTGAAATATTATTTAATGAAGATAATATAGTCTGGGAAAGAGTAACTACTGATACAAATAGAGATACTGGTTACTTAAAAGATTTAAGTGATAATATCTATAAATTATCTAGTTTTACAAGCGGCAATTTACAATATGTTGAACCGGGTGCTATGGTTAAGTTTAGTGCGCCGTCAGGTTATCATTTTATGTCTAACAACAAAAATAAACTTATGCTTGGTGATCCGGATCATAAAAATTCAGTTGAATATGTATGGACAAGAGTTGTACAAGTTGTAAATGACGGAACAGCAGAAAACAACGGTACACTTGATTCAGGAACAGGACCGCTAGTGTTTAGTGATAATATTCCGAGTGGCGCTTTGTTAACAGGCTTGCGTCAAAAATACACTAGAGAACTAGGAAGTGATGTAATTAGTAAAGCAATTGATTTAATATTTTCTTATAAATCGTTTGGCCTTAGATATGACTCAACATTGCGCCAGTGGAAAATTATTACTAATCAAGATTTAGATACAGTAAATAATTTTAGTTTAGGTAAATCCGGAGATATATCAGGTACTAATCAAGATTCAAGTTGGATAATTTTATTCCAAACTGATGCTGTAACATACACTGTTACTAATCGAGTATTAGAATTTATAGCCGAAAGTGAACAAGATATAAGATTTTATTTTGAAAAGGATAATACTGTATTTGATACTAAAACAGGACAATATGTTAGTGACCTAATAAAAGTGCTAAGTGTGAATACTAAGCCTGATAGTTTGTTACCGTTTACTAGAGATTATAGTTGGCAAATTGTAGATACTTTTCAAAATGCAGAAGGTTATATTGATAGTCGCAAAGTAAAGGTTGACTTTTACGACAGCGACAACGACGGAGTTTCAGATGACCCAGATCTATTTAAAACATTAGTGCAAGAGGATGTGAACAGTAATACTAAATTTATATTTCAAAAGAAATATATAACAGCAGATAATTTAGAAGATTACAAATATGTAGATCAAAATAATGAAGGCATTATAGTTGTTAATAACGAAGGTCAAATTGGTGCAGTTTCGCAATATGATGACAATCAAGTATTTTATCTTTCAGAAAGCAAACTATTTAAGGTATTAAATCTTACACAGCAGAAACTAACAATAACTAGCAACTACAGAGCATTTGCTGGAAGAGACAAACTTACAATTCAGTATACTCATAGTGCTGATCAAAATACAAGAATTGATCCTAGTGTTAGTAATATTATTGATACTTTTGTACTGACAAGATCTTACGATATTGAATTTAGAAAATATCTAGCAACAACAGGCGCTGCTATTCCAAAGCCTCCTAGTAGCGATAATTTGTTTATCAATTTTAACGATGCAATCGGCGCTATTAAAAGTATTAGTGACGAAGTAATATATCATCCAGTAAAATATAAAGTATTATTTGGACCAAAAGCATCTAGTGTATACCAAGCTAAAATTAAGGTTGTAAAAAATCTAGGAGTTACAGTTAATGACAACATACTAAAGAGTCAAATTGTAGATCTTATGGACATTTATTTTAGTTTAGAAAACTGGGACTTTGGAGATACATTTTACTTCCAAGAAATGGCAACGTATATAATGAAAGAACTAAGCCCTGTTATAGTAAGTATGGTAATAGTTCCAACTGATCAGTCGTTAAACTTTGGAGGATTATTTGAAATAGCAAGTGAAAATAACGAAGTTCTTATTAGCGGCGCAACAGTTGACGATATTGATATTATAACAAGTAATACTGAATCGCAACTTAGGGCGCAAGGAAATATTGCGGTAAGTACACAGTCAACACCGACAACAAGCAGTAATATTGCGGTAAGTACACAGTCAACATCAACAAGCAGCAGTAATAATACTGGAGGATACAGTTACTAATGGCATACGATAAAAATCAAAACGAGTCTCCGCTACCTATTGGTGATGTTAATAAAAAGTCTGAAGGATTTCTTCCTAGATATTTCAGAACTGATTTTAATAAGAAATTTTTAAATGCAACAATTGACCAATTTATAAAAAACGGTCAGGTTGAAAAAGTTAATGACTATATTGGTCGACGTAGTTCTAGAAGTGTAGTAGAAACTGATACATTTTTACCTGATGTATCAAAGAATAGAGAAAATTATCAACTTGAACCTGGATTAGTTGCGCTTGACGAATTAAATAATGTCGACTTTTTCAAAGATTATAACGACTTTTTAAATCAAATAGAAATATTTGGTGCAGACATAAAAAATCATAATAGGTTAAATCAACAAGAATTTTATAGCTGGGATCCAAAAATTGATGTTGACAAATTTGTAAACTTTAGAGAATATTATTGGTTACCAAATGGACCTTCCGCAATAACTATAGTCGGACAAGAAGATATTATCGAAAGTACATATACTGTAGAACTAGGCGATGATCTCGATAATCAGCCGTATATATTTGACCCTAACGGATTAACAAGAAATCCAAATCTTACATTATATAGAGGACGTACTTATAAGTTCGAAGTTGACTGTAAAGATGCTCCGTTATTTTTTAGAACACAACGTTCTTTAGATAGTGACTATGATTATGAAAATGTTATAAACAACGGAACCGAAGAAGGCATAATTGAATTAACATTAGACGAAACTACTCCGACTACATTATTTTATATAAATGCTAACGATCCTAATCAAGGTGGTTCTATAAACATATTAAATGCAGAAGAAGCAAGTTTTATAGATGTTGATGAAGAACTTCAAGGTAAAAAAACTTTCAAATTATCAAATGGGTATAATATTACCAACGGAATGAAAGTTAATTTTGCTGGAAAAACTAATCCACAAAAGTATCAAGAAGGCAACTGGTATGTAGAAGGAGTTGGAAAATCTATAAATTTAATATCTGATAAAGATTTAGAAATTCCTGCAACTTATACAGATGCTAGTATTATACCTTTTGATAATAACGGATTTGATTCGTTACCTTTTGCAGACCAGGCAACCTTTGCAGGTACAAAAGATTACATATTGATTAATAGAGCAGCGCCTGAAAAATCTCCTTGGAGTAGATACAATCGTTGGTTCCATAAAGATGTAATTGAAATAAGTGCTAAAATAAATGAATTAGAATTTACTTTAGATCAAGACAATCGAGCGTTTAAACCTATCATCGAGTTTACGCCTGGTATAAAACTTTATAATTACGGTACGTCTAATAAACAAAGTGTTGATTTAATTGATACTTTTACTTCAGATGCATTTAGTATTATAGAAGGACAACAAGGATATAATGTCGACGGTGTTGATCTAACAGAAGGTATGAGAGTTATTTTTACAAATGATCCTGATACAAAAGTTAGGGGTAAAATTTTTAAAGTTAAATTTATTAAATTTAAAAATAATGACCAAATATCACTAGTTGAGGAAGATGATTCAACTCCTGTGCTTAATGAAACAGTATTGGTTACTAAGGGAACTAATAATCAAGGAGTAATTTGGTATTATAACGATAGTAATTGGATTAAAGCACAAACTAAAGATACTGTAAACCAAGCACCGTTATTTGATTTGTTTGATAAAGACGGAAATAGTTTATCGAATAGTATTGTGTATCCTGGTACAAGTTTTGCAGGCAATAAATTATTTTCGTATCAGATTGGAACAGGAACAGACGACACAGATTTAGGATTTCCTCTAACTTATAGAACAATTGAAAATACAGGCGACATCGTATTTGCATACAACTATTTGACGGAACAGTATAATTATACTGATAATTTATTAGTTAAACAAGTTGAATCATCTAAAACATTTTTACACAAATACGATAGACATAATAATTTTAAGATTGAAAGTGCTTGGGTAAAATCTAGAGTTACTCGAACGCAACGAGTTATTAAACAATATTTTGCAAACGCTGAACAGTCTAATAATTTTGAAATTGATGTATATGACAATGCACATTTAATTACAGATTTAAATGTAAATGTATTTGTAAATAATACTTTAAAATTTCCAATAACTGATTATAATTTAGTCACAGACGGAAATAAATTACTAGTGAGATTTGTGAACGATTTAGTAGATAGTTCTATTACAATTAAAACTAGTAGCGTACAAAATAAAAATGATAATGGTGTATACGAAGTTCCAATAAATTTAGAACGCAATCCAAACAATGATATATTACCGTCCTTTACATTTGGTGAAGTGTTAGATCATGCACTATCAATTGTTGAAGAAGCACCAACATTTACAGGTATATTTCCAGGAGTTGGTAATTTAAGAGATATACCTGATAGTATATTTTATGGTAAAAAGGTAGTACAACACAGTGCTCCTTTTAGTTTAGCAGGTTATCATATACTAGATAAAGATGCAAATATTATAAAAGCACTAAAGTATGCAAAAAGAGAGTATGCAAAATTTAAAAGATTACTTTTACTTACTGCTAATAATGTAAGCTATGATGGATTAGCAAAAACTCATTTAGATATAATATTACAAAATATTGTTAAAAATAAAACTAAAGAAATGCCGTTTTATTTTAGCGATATGCTATCATTTAAAGCTAAAAATGTTATAGAATATAAAATTAAAGATTCGAGAATTAAAAATTATCCTATGACTCGAGAGTTTAATTTATCTACTAGTTCTGATAAAAGTGTAATGGTATATCTTGATAATGAATTATTATTGCACGAAAGAGACTATACATTCAACGAAGATTTTATAATTATTTCTAAAGCATTGCAACGAGGTCAAGAGTTATGTGTTGAAGAATACGAAACTACCAATGGTAGTTTTATACCGCCAACGCCAACAAAGCTGGGACTGTATCCAGCATATGAGCCAAAAATATTTGTTGATACTACCTATCAAACTCCGACAAATGTAATTCAAGGACACGACGGTAGTATTACTAAAGCATACAATGACTTCAGAGATGACTTAATTTTAGAATTTGAAAAAAGAATCTATAATAATATTAAAGTAGCATACGATAAAACATTATTTGATTACGACGAGTTAATACAGTCATTTGATAGAAAACAAGGATTACCTATAGCGTCTATTAATAAATCGCTAACACAAGACTTTGGACAGTGGCTTACATTTACAGGCGGTCAAAGTTATCAAAATAATTCCTACTATAATATTGATAACGCATTTACTTACAATTATAATCATTGTACCTTATTTAATGGCGATAAGTCTCCAGGATTTTGGAGAGGTATATTTAAGTATGTGTATGATACAGATCGTCCTCATACTCATCCTTGGGAAATGCTAGGGCTAACAGTTAAACCTAGTTGGTGGGAAGAGCAATATGGCCCTGCGCCATATACTGATGGTAATTTAGTTCTATGGGAAGACTTGTCAAATGGTAAATTAAAACAACCTAATAAACCTGTAAAAGTTTTTAAAAATAAAATAAGATCTTGGTTATTATCACATATTCCAGTAACTGAAAATGGAACATTAAAAACTCCAATATCAGCAAGACTAGTTGTTGGATATAGTGAATTACTAGGTACTAATGATTTTATCTTTAGTGACCAATCTCCTGTTGAAAATGCTTGGAGACGAAGTAGCGAATATCCGTTTGCACTACTAACAAGTATGATAGTAAATTATCCTCACAAAATATTTGCATCAGCATTTGACAAATCCCGTCAAATAAAAAATGCGCAAGATCAAATAGTATACGAACCTACATCATTAAGAATACAATTAAAAGATTTAGTATTTCCTAACAAACCAAGTGATACTACAAAGTTTAATACAGTTGGATTAGTAAATTATATTCAAAACTTTTTAGCAAGTAAAAATCAAACACCAGTTGACAATTATCAAACAACATTAAAGAATCTACAAATTAATCTAGTAAGTAAATTGGGCGGCTTTAGCAATAAAGACAATTTTAAATTAATATTAGATAGTAGAACACCACTGAATAAAGGTAATGTTTTTGTTCCAGCAGAAAACTATAAAATATCCCTTAATAAAAGTTCTCCAATCAGCGAAGTTGTATATAGCGGAGTTATAATCGAGAAGTTGATTTCAGGGTATAGTGTTAGAGGATACGACAAAGAAAAATCTTCTTTTTATATTAATGAATATAAAGAAACAGTAAGTGACTCATCTATTGCTGTTGGCGGCGTATCTGACACCTATAGTGATTGGAGAGCAATTAACTGGAGTGAAGGACAAATTGTTTTATATAACGGAAGTTATTTTAGAGCATTGTCGAATATTCAACCAGGTGCATTTAATCCTGACGAATGGCAGCAGTTGCCAGAACTTCCGATTGTAGGCGGCGCCCGAGCAATATTTAGAAAGTCTCATTTTAGTAATGTTATAGAAGTTCCTTATGGATCAGTATTTAATAATCTACAATCAGTAGTTGACTTTTTATTAGGATATCAAAGTTATTTAAAAAGCCAAGGATTTGTATTTGACGAGTTTGATGGCGAAACTGGCGAAGTGTACAATTGGAAAACTAGTGCAAAAGAATTTATGTTTTGGACACTACAGAATTGGGAAGTTGGAAGCGTAATTACATTAAGTCCAGCTGCCAGTAAACTAACATACTCTAATGAATTTGCAATAATCGACGATGTGTTTGATCCGTTTTACGGAAATCTATTATTTAAAGCTGACGGAAATAATTTAAGCAAAGAGTTTGTAACAACATTTAGAGAAGACAATGTATTTAAAATACAAACACAAAATACCAAAGACGGAATATACTTTTGTAAAGTATATCCTGTGCAAAAAGAACATGTGTTAATATTAGATAATACAACTAGATTTAACGATTATATCTATGCACCGGAAATGGGGTATCGTCAAGACAGAATAAAAGTTCTAGGTTATAGAACAGACAACTGGAACGGCGGATTTGAAATACCAGGATTTATTTACGATGATATTAAAGTAACTACATGGCAAAGTTATAAAGATTATATTGTCGGTGACACAGTTAAATTTAAAGAATATTATTATATTGCTAATAGTAATATATCTGGAACAGAAATATTTGATACTAGTCGTTGGGTACAATTAGCAGAAAAACCAGAACCTGGATTAAAAGCTAATTGGGATTACAAAACAGTACAGTTTGGAGATTTTTACGATTTAGATACTGATAACTTTGATAGTGAGCAGCAAAAACTAGCACAGCATTTAATAGGTTATCAAAAACGTCAATACCTAGAAAATATTATTAACGACGAAGTAAGCCAGTATAAATTTTATCAAGGAATGATACGTGAAAAAGGAACCAAGAATAGTTTAACTAAGTTATTTGATACTTTAATTTCTAGTGAAGCAACTTCGGGTTTAAAATTTTACGAAGAATGGGCAGTTAGAACTGGACAATATGGTGCTGTTGATAACTTTAGAGAATTTGAATTAGCAATTGATGAATCACAATATAAATTACAGCCACAGCCTGTTATACTTACAAATCTTATCGATGGCACAGATACAAGTTTAGTATATAAATTACCTGAAGCAGATGTATATACTAAACCTTTAGATTATGATCACAAACCGTTTGTATTAAAGGACAATTACGAACAGTTTCTAAAAGATGTAGGTTACGTAAGCGAAACTGATGTAACATATATCATTAAAGACATTTCAGAACTTCCAACTTTAGATTTTAGTGATGTTACAAGAACAACATATGTTTGGGTATCAAACTTTAATAATGACTGGGATATTCTTAAGCCTACTAAGACAGAACTAATAGTAGAATCTGTTGAAGCTGTTGGAAGTGATCTTGTATTCACACTAAATGATATAGTACGAAATACTGAAGTTGGCGAATATGTCGGGTTTTACGGAGCAGCTGAAACTACAACTTTTGTAGAAGATAAAATAAACAGATGTTTCAAAGTAAAAGATATAGGGTTTAAAACAATCACAGTTAGTAGTACTGCTGCGGCACCTGACACTGTATCTCCTGAGAGTATTTTTGTGTATAAGTTTGTATCACAACGAACGGCTGACATTACTAATTTTAACAATAATATTAATACAAATTATCTTTCTGCAGGAGACAAAGTTTGGATAGACGAAACTGATAATTCAAGTTGGAAAGTTGTTGAAAATACTAATCCTTATTATCTAAATCAAACAATTGACAATCGTGCAGACTACAAAGGCGATTGGGCTTCGGGCAGATATTCTAAAAACGATTCTGTATTATATAATGAAGTGCGTTACTTAGCTATTCTTACCCATTTTAGTACAGTATCACCGGATACTGATTCAACTAATTGGGTAGAGATAGCAGACGAAAATACAATTGATGGCTTTGGCAGTGTAATAGCATCTGGCCGAAAAAATCAAAACATATTTGTTGGAGCACCTACTGCTGAAAATGGTAATGGTGCAATTTATTATTATCAACGTAACAGCGAAACATTACAATTAAATTATCAGTCTAAAATAGAAGGACTTAACGATTATGCAACATCACTTACACTTGGAAACAGTATTGCACTAAGTGACGACGAAGATCTATTAGTAATTGCTGATCCTAACGCAACTGGTGTTAAATCAAATTATAAGGGCGAGTTTGTCTCTAACGTAGTATATACAGCCGGTGACATTGTAAGTTACCTAGATACATTATGGTTATTTAATGAAGATTATGACGGCGATAATAGCAGTGATCTTATTAATAATGAACGAAGTGATATAACAGCAATAGGATCTATTCCTGCTGATGTTAACGGATCTGCTAGTTTACTTAACGAGCAAGGGGCAATATTTATTTTCAAACAAGTTTCTCCTAGATTCTATGAGCTTAAGACAAGCACAACAAGTCGATATCCTCAAGAAAGTGAACTGTTTGGTAAAACTATAAAAATTGTAAAAGTTAATGACAACTATGAGATATATGTAAGTGCGCCAGGCACTAAAAGAATTTATATTTTAGAGTATAATAATTCTACCAACACACTTTCTTATAGAGAAGATACCAGTTTTAAAGGCGAATTTAATTCTTTACAAAAATATTATAAAGATGATATTGTATTATATGTACCTCAACTAGGTAATCCTAACATAACCGGTACTGAATTATATAAGGCAAAAACAGTTGTAACACCAGGTAATTTTAATTTAGCTAATTGGGAGTTAATTAACGACGATATCAATATTTTAGGGTATGTACCAAATAATTCCTTACCAGTATTGAATGACGATAGTACAGTGTTATCAGACGAAGAAAGGGAAACCTTTGGCGACTCGTTTGCAGTTTCTGCAGACGGTGAAGTCCTAGCAGTAGGAATTACTAACTATCCTAAGTATGAAGCTTCTACAGTTTATTCAGTAGGTGATATCGTAAGTAATAATGGTAAAGTTTATAAAGCACTAGGTTCGATACTACCTATAAAAGAACAAGTTTTATACCTAACATCGGCTACTGATACAGAAATATCAAATAATATATTTGCAAAACTAACTATACCAATTGGTGCACTTGTAACACAAAATGTTAGCGGAGCAACCGGTACGGTAAAAAGTCAGGTGATTGATTCTAATAGAATTATACTAACTAATGTAACTGGAGTATTTGATACTACTAACCCTATAAACATAACAATTCAAGATAGTTCAGCACCAGAAACATTATGGCATCAGGAAGATATTACATCAATTGCAAGCATTGTTGATATGCCAGATGCAGATACTACAGTTACAAACTCTTGGCAAGAAGTTGCCGCTGAAAAGGTTGCAATATATCGTAAAAATAATACTCGTATTACGTTAAGTGAAACTATTAGTGGTACAGTAGAAAACCAAGGGTTTGGTAGTAAGGTTGCACTTAGTGACGACGGTAAGACATTGATTATTGGTGCTCCGTATGCCGATAATGGCACACTTGAAAACAGTGGAAAAATTTACCTGTACAAATGGAAAAATCTGTCTTGGAGTTTAGAACAAACAATAGAGGCACCACAAGATTTAAGAGATCAAGAATTTGGATTAAATTTTGAATTTAATGAAAATAACTTGTTTGTTCTCACAACAGGAACATACAGATATGATCCATTAGATCTTGACTTTACAATGGATGGTAAATTTACTAGAATAGGTACTATAAACAACGACACAACTAATTTAAATGTGTACGATCAATTTGAAAACGGTTTACTTTATTCAGGACAGATAGTACTTGACGGTTCTAATGTTACTAACTTTACATTATCATCAGGAGTAAATCATGTATATGTTGGTTTACCATATAGTGGATTAGAAAATGATTTAGGTACCATTTATGATATACGAAAAGCACCTAATACTAATAGTTGGAAAGTTATAAAACAGTCAAGTGAAATTGTTGATACTTCTAAAATAAAAACTTCGTTTGTTTATAACACAAGAACAAAGAATTTTATCTCTCAAGTAGATTATATTGATGTACTACAAGGAAAAATTGCTGCTCCGTTAGAGCAAGAAATTGATTTTAAAACATATTACGACCCAGCAGTATACGATATTGGAACTAGTGATGTAGTAGTTGATAGCGATCAAAGTTGGGGTAAAAATCAAGTTGGTAAAGTATGGTGGAATTTGAATTCAAGTAAGTTTTATAATCCTTATCAGGGCGATATAGCGTATAAAACAAATAATTGGAATAAAATATTTCCAGGTTATAGTGTTGAAGTATGTGAATGGGTAGAAACAACATTACTACCTTCTCAATGGAATGCCTTAACTAATACTAATCAAGGATATGTACAAGGAATAACAGGCACAACTAAGTACGGTGATGATGTTTATGCAACAGGAAGAATTTATAATCCTGAATCATCATCATTTACAACAAACTACTATTACTGGATATCTAATAAAAGAACACTCCCAGAAACAAACTTTTATAGACAACTAACAGCACAAGAAATTGCGTTAATGATTGAAGATCCTGCAGGACAAGGATACCGTTTTGTAGCATTATTAGGTAATAACGAATTTGCAATGTACAATATGGGCAGTTTGTTTAGTGGTAAAGAACATGCACTAAACTTTAGTTATTATACTAATGATAATACACAATCTAATATACATACACAGTATCAAATATTTACAGACGGGTTAAACACTAGTGTTCCAAATGACCAACTAAAAGAAAAATGGTTTGATAGTTTAATTGGTTCTGACAAATTTATTAGAGAAGTACCTAATAGAAACTTATCAGAAAAACAAAAATATGGAACATTAAATATTCCTCGACAGAGTATGTTTACAAATCGTTTTGAAGCTCGAAAAGAATTTTTTGAAAGAGTAAACTGGATTCTAAGCAAACAAGTAATTATAGATGATTATGATTTATCTACATTATTAAAGCGTGACGAACTACCTGATATTAGAGAAAACAAATATGATGTTGCAATCGACAGCACTTTTGAGTTAATAAACATTAATTTAGAAACATTTAAAACTGCTGAAATATCCATTTCGTTGCTAGAAGGAAAAATTAATAAAATTGAAATTACCAATCCTGGTAAAGGTTATATAACAGCACCTACAGTAATTATTTCCGGAGACGGACAAAACGCAGAAGTGCAAACAGTAATACAAAACGGTCAAGTTACAGATGTTGTAATAGTTAATAAAGGACAAAATTATAATGTTATTTCGCCAGTAGTACGTGATTTCACAGTATTAGTTAATGCTGATTCTAGTATTAGTAATAGATGGGCTTTATATACATACGATACAACTGAAGGCAAGTGGAAGCGTGGTTTAACACAATCATTTGATAATACGTTATATTGGACTTATACTGATTGGTATGCTAATGGTTATAACGAACTTACCTCGATAGATTTTGTTACAGCAAATACATATGAGTTGGCAAAAATTGATGATAATATTGGAGATTTAATTAAAGTAGACTCAATTGGCACAGGAGGTTGGATACTCTTACGTAAAGTTGATAATACTGGATTAGATAATTCTATTGATTATCAGACTATAGGTAGACAAAATGGTACAATACAGTTTAATAGTTCTCTTTGGGATTATACTCAGCAGCAAGTAGGGTTTGATCTTGAAAGTTATGATACACAATTATACGATAATGAACCAACACTAGAAATGAGAAGTATTCTTAATGCACTGTGTGATAATATATTTGTTGACGAGCTATTAATAGAATGGAATCAATTATTCCTTGCATCAATACGGTATGCATTTAGCGAACAGCGTTATATTGACTGGGCATTTAAAACGAGCTTTGTAAAAGCAGAACATAATCTAGGTGAATTAAAACAAAAAATTACATATCAAAATGATAATCTAGAAAGTTATGAAGATTATGTGCGTGAAGTTAAGCCTTACAAAACTAAAATTAGAGAATATTTAAGCACTTACGAAAAAGTTACAAATACAAATACTGTAGTTACTGACTTTGATATTATACCAGTATTTAATTCTGATACTGGACGTATAGAAACTCCAAAAATACAACTTATTGATGGAGAACTATTTGGTGAAGAAAATGTTTTAAATAGAATTAATCAATCTTGGGTACAAAATGTAGGATTCAGCGTAACACAAATTGATGTAATCGACGGTGGCACAGGATATACCTATGTCCCTAAGGTTACTATAGTAGGCAATAGTACTGTTATAGCTACAGCTAATGCAATTATGCGTAACGGAGAAATAATTGCAATTGAAGTTGTAAATAGCGGAAGTGGATATTTAACTTTACCGACAGTAGTTATTGATGATCCAACCGGTGAAGGAAATAGACGTCCTAGACTTGCAGCAAGAATTGGAAATAGTGTTGTACGATCAATTACTGATTCTCTAAAATTTGATAGAATAACAAGTACTCCAGTTTTTGATTCAATTGATCTTACACAAACAATATTAGGTAAAGATAGTCAAGTTACATATCAACTTAATAGCGAAATGGATCTTTTAAAGAGTAATGTTAGTGTAATAATTGACGGTGTAGAGTTATTAACTAGTGAGTATACATATGGAAATATAACTGTTGATAATACAATTAAGACTCGTGACACTTATGGTCTAATAACTGGAGACAATTATTATGATAATTTCTATAGTCAATTATCAGAAGGCACCACGTCGATAGTAGGGTACGTTACGTTAACAGTTCCTCCAACACAAAATAGTAATATTATTGTTAACTATAAAAGAGCAGCAAACAGTTTAAATATTGTTGATAGAATAAATTACTTTTATGCACCAACTGAAGGTATGTTTGGTAATGATATTTCTCAACTTATGGACGGTGTTGATTATGGAGGAGTTGAAGTAAGTTCGTTTAATCTAGAACAAGAAAGTATTGTTGGATGGGATCAGTCAACATGGGATACATTTGCTTGGAGCAACTTTATTGAAACAGGTGATGATTATGTATTTTATACCGACGGCACTATTAGTAGTTTTGTATTACCTAGTAACTTTGTTTTAGAGCAAGGTGTTGAGTATAATATATACATAGACGGAATTAGAGTTGACGACACACGTTATGACGGCACGACATCGATGCTGTTAACTAATAATCCAAAAGCATTTATGGCTCCGGTAGTTGGTAGCGGCGAAACATCATTTAGTTTTCCAGATGTTGCATTGTTTGAAACTTTCATTAATAGACATACTCAAGTTGGAATCGGATCAGCAGCTGAAGCTAAAATTGTAATTAGAAAAAGCACAAGCGACGGTAGCGAGTTACCCGAAAGTGAAACATACGATACATTATTATCTGGAGGCGATCTAGCATATTCAACTGCAAGTGGGTTATTATCAGAGGATATTGTTATTGACGGCGACGGATTTGTTACTATCAATACAAGTAAAGGAACAGAAGAAGTAGTTCCAGGACATATTGCTGACACACTTGACATATCAGTTTATCATAGACCAGATGACGGAGGAAGTATAATTGCTTCTAGAGCATATTATTACGATGGAACAAACGCAACATTTGACTTAGGATTTAATCCAAGTAGTGTTGGCGGGTGTTTAGTAAAAGTAAATAATATTATAATACCTGCAACTAATTACACTATAGATTACAAACTTAGACAGGTTACTATTACTTCGTTGCTTGTATTAAATGATCAAGTAGCAATTACTACATTAGATAGCGGATTGAGTAATATTCTTGATGTTGATAGTTTTACTGCTGACGGTAGTACTACAAATTATATAACAAATATAAAATATCAAGATGATGCAAGTGCGTTAGTAAGCGTTAACGGAGTTACGGTTCCTCACAGATTGTTTGAAACTGACAGCAGTTACGGTAATGATCAAGGATTGATTGGAATTGAATTTGGAGAAGCTCCTGTAGCAGATGATTACATTTACTATGCTATATTAAGTTCTAATGATATCCCCCAAAGTCAAATTAGTATACAAAGTGCAATCGGTGACGGCAGTTCAGTTAGCTTTAGTTTAACTGCATTACCTTACACATTAACAACTCCTGTTTATACTAATACATTAGTTAGTATAGATAATGTGTTTTTAAATCAAGGATACAATAAGAAGTTTGTAGTTAATAATCTAGTAAATCAGTATCAAATAGACACTTGGCAAATACCAACAGGTAGCTTTAATATAGAAGATGCAAAGGTATTTTTAAATAATGTATTATTAACATACGAAACTAACTTTTTATGGAACGAACAAACAAATGTGTTTAGTTTAATACCAGGTACTGCTACTAATGGAGACGCATTAAAAATATTTATTTTAGGTGAAGAAGAATTTAGTATTGATACATCAAGTGGATTTAATTTAGTATTAGGAACAGCACCTGCGCTTGACTCAAAGATTGAAGTTTATGCATTAGGTGATGACAGAAATCAACTGTTTGAAAGATATCATTATGACATTGCTATTGACCAAACAGTGTCAACTGATAGTGCTCAATATCAGCTATATTTAGAATTGCGAGCAGGACAATTTAAATTAAGAACAAAGGCAAACGGAGCAGAGTATGTCTGGGTGTTTATAAATGGAGAGTTAAAGATACCTAATTATGATTATAAACTGTCAGACGATAAACAGAAAATAATTTATAATACCGAGTTACAAGATAATGATAAAATTGAAATTTTAGAATTTGCCGGAGACAAAGTTGGATCTAGATTTGGTTATAGAATTTTTAAAGATCTTACAAATAAAACAGAGTACAAACGATTAACAAGTAATCGAACATATAAACTAGCACAAGATTTAAATTATTTTGATAAAAATATTGTTCTTAACACCGCAGCTGGGTTAACTACTCCGTCTAAAGATGAAAATATTCCAGGAGTAATTTATATCAATGGTGAAAGAATAGAATATTTTATAAAACTTAATAATACCTTAAGACAAATTAGACGAGGTACTAGAGGAACTGGAATTAGTCAAGTATATCTAGCTGACACTCCTGTTATCGATCAAAGTGTTAACCATACAGTTCCGTACAATGATACTATTGAAGTAACAACACAGAAAAACGATGATCCAGAAGCTGCTGATTCAACATTGAGAGATGAAATTGCATTACCTTATGTGCCCAATGTAAACACAAATACATTGAATACTGATTGGTATAGAGATACAGTGCCTGCTACACATGGTCAATGTGACGAAATTGAAGTATTTGTTGCTGGAAAAAGACTACGAAAAGTTCCACATATAGTATACGATCCTGTTACAGAAACTAATATAACATATGAAGCTGAATTTAGTGTTAACGGGTACAATTATGGAACAACTGAAAACCCAATCGGAAGAGTAAGAATTACTAATCTAGATCCTACAAAGATTATAGATGTTAAAGTAGTTAGAAAAACTGGTAAAACATGGGCAGATAGCGGAGTCAAACTAGCAAATGCTGAAGGAATTATTCCTCAATTTATAAGAAATACAACTCAGGACTTACCTGAATAAATACAATATAGGACACAAGGACAATGATGAAAAACACAGATGAACATAGCGGCGTTTATGTAAAAGGCCATATTAAGATACATGATCCTGCATCAGGCGAAGTTCTTATAGATAAACCAAACGCCATTCATTATGAGAATATGAGTGTTGCACTTGCTGAAAGTTTAGGTAATGCTGGACAAGGGTTTATATATGAGATGGCGTTTGGTAACGGCGGAACTAATGTAGATCCAACAGGAATAATTACGTACCTTACTCCAAACTCAACTGGTACTAATGCAAGTTTATATAAAGAAACATTTTCAAAAGTTGTAGATGATCGTAGTGTTAATAACCTTGACCCGATAAGAAACAAAATTGAAACTAGACACGTAAGCGGTACAAATTATACCGATGTGTTTATTAGTTGTTTATTAGATTATGGTGAGCCTAGTGGACAGGATGCTTTTGATACAGCAACTAACACAGAAGCATTATATGTATTTGATGAATTAGGTCTTAAAAGTTATAGTCCGTCCGGTAACAGTAAATTACTTACACACGTAATTTTTCACCCTGTACAAAAAAGTTTAAACAGATTAATTCAAATTGATTATACAGTAAGAGTACAAAGTTTAACAGGCTTTAATGAGGGGTAACTAATGGCAATAACAATATTATATAGCGATGGCGAAGAGCTTCAAATACAAGATAATACTATTAATGCAGAAACTAGTTTAGATCTTCCAGGCAGAGGATATCCCGGTTACGGTGGAAAAATTAATGAAAGTTTATTACATTTATTAGAAAATTTTGCAAATACTTCAGCACCTAGATCACCAACTGAAGGACAAATATGGTACGATACAGGCGCAGGGGGCGGATTAAAAGTTTGGAATGGTGTTAACTGGTTAGATGCAGGTGGCCTAAAGTCTGGAGCAGTAAGACCGGCAGGTAGCGTATCTGCCCCGGGTGATCTATGGAGTGATACTGGCTCACAACAATTATATCTTTGGAGCGGTACAGCTTGGGTATTAATTGGTCCTGAATATTCTGAAGGATTGATCACTGGAGCAAAAGCAGACACAATTGTTGATGTGAGCAATTTAGAAAAAACAGTATTAATACTATATGTTGCTGGACAACCAATTGCAATTGTATCTACAGAAGATTTTACGCCAAAGAATTTTTTATCAGGATTTACATCAATCAAAAGCGGATTTAATGTTTCTTCTAATGTTCTTATAAATGGTATTGCTGACAGGTCTAATAATTTAGTAGTTGATGGTAATACGGTTGCTGGCAATCAGTTTATGAGAAAAGATACTAGTAACATTACTAACGATACAATTTCTATTCGAAATAATCAAGGACTAGGTATTGGACTAGATAGCACAATGCGTCTTGAAGTAGGCGGCGTTACCGGTAATATTAAACATTCTAGTCAAAATAGTAATATTAATATTAGTGTTACAAACGAAAATGGAAATCTAAATTCAGTTTTAAGAGTACAAGGATCACAACGAGTTGGTATTAATAAAAATCCTGACGTAGCATTAGATGTAGCAGGGGATTTAAAACTAACAGCAGCAAACGGAGAAACTGGAGACTTAACAATCTCGGGCGATGCAACTTTAGGCGGCACATTAGATGTTACCGGAGCAACATCACTTAATGCTACAACAGTTAACGGAGTGCTTGATTCTACAACAGTAACATCTAATAACTTTTTACCTAATACAAGTGCCGGAACACTAGGAGCGCCGTCGAATAGATTTGATTCTGTGTATGCAGCTACAATAATTGCTGATACTATTACAGGATCGTTTAGTGGTAGTGCTACCAGCGCTGGACGTTGGTCTTCGCCTATACAGTTACAGTTCGGCGGAGCTAATAGTGATGTTAGTAGCGATCCTTTTGAAATTGACGGTACACAAAACATTGTATTAAGTGCAGCAGTTTCTAGTACTTTTGTTACTAATAAAAGTACAGTAAGTACAGCAGCCGATGCCGATTCATACCTTATTCAACGAGGCGGTCAATTATTTAAAGTTCCGTTTAGTGTAATTCGAAACTCACTACAACAGACTCCTATTGGTACAATTACTGCATTTGGTGGCGCAACAGCACCTGCTGGATGGAAACTATGTGATGGATCAGAGATAACTATTCTTGACTTTGAATCATTGTTCCTTGTAATTGGTTATAATTACGGAGCAATAGGAACAGTTACTTCAGGAAACTTTAAGCTACCTGATTTAAGAGGTAGAGTACCGTTAGGAACTGACAATATGGGAGGTAGTTCGGCTAATAGAACACTAGATACTGCGGCCGATACATTAGGATTGTCAAACTCTAAAACTAGTGAATTAACTCTTCAACAGCGTAACTTGCCTGAACACCGCCACGGATTTGAGTCAACTAATCAAGGAAACAATGTAGGAGTTGATCAGTTTTATGCAATTACTGATTCTAATGCAAATACATCAGCTGAAGGTGTTAGTAACAACCTAGGAATTGCAAAAGATATAGCAGGAACAACTTCGGGATTAAATCGTACAGGTATAATTTTTAGAGAAAACATAAATGAACCTGTAAACGAAGCACTTAATATTATGCCTCCATATCAAACAGTAAATTATATTATATACCATGGAGAACTAGAATGAGTTATATTCTTAATACGTCAAATGGATCTATTTTGACTACATTAGCTGACGGAATACTTGATAGTACAACAACAAGTATTGGACTAATAGGAAGAAATTATACAGGTTTTGGTGAAACTATAAATGAAAATTTTATAAAAGTATTAGAAAATTTTGCAAATAGTAGTGCTCCATCAGCACCTTTACCTGGGCAAATTTGGTGGGACACCGGAGAGTCTAGATTAAAGGTATATGACGGAACAACTAAATCCTGGCGTACAAGCGGAGGCCCAATTTTGTCTCCAACTTCACCTATAATGGTAGCAGGTGATACATGGATTGACACTGCAAATAGACAACTTTACTTTAGTGATGGCGTCGGCACTCCGACACTTGTAGGTCCTAGTTATTCCTCATCACAAGGAATATCGGGATTTGTTATTGAAGATATTTTAGATAATGGCGGCGCAACTAAATCTGTTGCTTCGATGTATGTTGGTAATATAAGAATTGCAATTTTAAGTAAAGAACAGTTTACACCGCTTAATGCAGTTATAGGATTAACAACAGCAGCTATTGTACCTGGTATGAATTTATTAAATACCACAGGAGAAATTAATCCTGTAATAAGCGGAACAGCAACTAATGCAAAAGGCATTGACGGAGTTGGTACTGCTAATTTGCTAAGATCAGATAGTAATGATACTACAATTGGTACAATAAGAATTAAAAATGATGGCGGAATTGGCATTGGCAACGCACAAGAATATTTTAATCTTCTTGTTAACAGTCAACGAGATACAGTTTTTAAAAATAATAATTCGAATAGAAAAATGCTGTTTACATTAAGAGGCGGGTCGGCTACAGACGAAGTTGCACTTGATATAAATCCTGGAAATCGACAAGTAAGTTTTTACCCAACAGTTGGAAATGCCGATGTTCGAGTAAACGGAGACTTAACAGTTGAGCAAAATTTAGTAGTTAACGGAAGTACTACCACAGTTAACACAGCTACACTTACAGTTGAAGATAAAAATATTGAACTTGCTGCTGCTGAAACTCCTACAGATGCAATTGCATCCGGCGGCGGCATAACATTAAAAGGAACAACAGATCATACAATAACGTGGCAAGTTGATTTAATTAATGGAAATTATTGGACTGTAAGTGATCATTTAAATCTAGCTAATACTAAAGAATATAAAATTAATAATCAATCTATTTTAAGTAGTACACGATTATTTAATACAGTAGTAGAAAGTAATATTGAACAATTAGGAGATTTAGTAGATCTCACTATTCAAAATGGTCCTTCTATTGTTGGGAACACACTAACTACATCAGATTCGCTTACGTTTAGTATTGATGGAGATTTAAATCTTACAAATGGTGTAGGTGATGTTGAAATAAAAGGAGTGTCAACACCTTCTGCATCTAATAGTGCTGCTAATAAAGCATATGTAGATGTAAAAACTAGAGATACAATTGCATCATTAAGTTTTGATATGACAAATTATAATACTGACAGTAAGTACGATCAGTCAATTACTGCTACTTGGTTAGAACAGGTAGCTTCGGCAAGTGACAGAAACGTTGGCACGTTAGCCAAAGTTCATTGTGTATTTTACTTATCGGGGGGTTATGAACGTGAAGTTAGAGTTTACAATGTTGAATCAACATTAGGTGTACGTGTTTGGGAATTCCAAGGTGTTGAATCAGTGAGTCAACCATAATTATAAAAAAGCATAAATACATTATACTAACAGGGGTCAAAAATGGCGTATAGCATACAGAAAACAAATGGCGCAACTTTAACAACTATCGCCGACGGTACAGTTGACAATTCAACTGATATAAAACTAATTGGTAAAAACTTTGCAGGATATGGTGAAATACAAAATGAAAACTTTGTATTTTTATTAGAAAATTTTGCTGGAGCAAATCAACCACCGAGAGCAATCCAAGGACAGATTTGGTTTGACAGCGGTGAAAATAAACTTAAATTTTACGATGGCGGAAATTGGAAAACAACTGGAGGTACAGTTACGTCTCCAGCACAGCCAGTAGGGTTAGCACTCGGCGAATTATGGTTTAATACAGCTGAACAAAAACTATATGTATATAACGGTGTAGACTTTTCCTTCATTGGCCCCCAAGATGCAGGCGACGGTGTAACACAAATGCAAAGTAAAGAAATTATTGCTACAGATAATACATCTAAAGCAGTGATTGTTTCTATACTTAATGACGAAGAAGTTGCAATTTTTAGTAATGATAACTTTACTATTAAAGATATCGGCACACAGTTTGCAGATTATGCCGGATTTGTTGATGCTGGAAGAACAGTTAAAAAAGGTATTACCCTTAAAGATAATGATCTAAATGGTGTAAATTCTGACTATTTCTTTTACGGCACAGCTACTAATGCAAATAGTTTAGGTGGTTATAGTGCAGCTAGTTATGTAAGATCAGATGCAGCAGCCTTTACAGGGTCAGTTAACTTTGATGATAACGGTATTACAATTGGTAATGATCAAGATTTAGGTATTCTTATAGACGGTGCTGGAGGCAACGAAATTCACTTAAAGGCTTCACAAAGTTTAATAAAACTTACTACATATAACGGTAGTAGTTTTGAAAATATTGCAAGAATTAATAATAATTCGATTCAGCCTGGATACGAAACATCAGCAGCCGATCAAGGACCGAGAGACTTAGGTTCTACAGCAAACAAATGGAACGAAGTACATGCTACTAGTTTTAAAGGTGTTGCAGATAGATCTAAAGAAATGCTTGTAGGAGCAGAAGCAAATGGCGAATATATCACAGCTTCTTATACTTATAATCCGGGTGTTGATGAAAATAAGATAGTTGCAAGAGACGACACTGGAAATATTTCAGCAAACGTATTAATTGGTACTGCTTCGCAAGCAAAGTTTGCTGACTTAGCGGAAATATATAAATCAGAAAACAACGATCTTCCTAACGGAACAATTGTTGGTATTATAGGCGGTGTAGGCAATACAGAAATAGGACCTGCATTTATAAATGGAGCTGAAGGTTCTGCTGTAATTGGAATTATTAGTACAAATCCAGCATACTTAATGAATGCAGAAGCTGACGGACAAGCGGTAGGACTAATAGGAAGACTACCTACTCTAGTTAAAGGTATAGGTAGAAAAATGGGAGCTCCTGTTTATCTTAGTGATGAACCAGGAATTGGTACAACTTCGCCAGAAGAAGGAATGACAGAAATTCGTATAGGATATATATTAGAAGAAGATGCAGGCGACTCGGATACTCCGACTCTTGTTGAATGTTTTGTAAAGGTTTAAAGAGGAGATAAACGATGGTAGCAGTTGGCGCAGTAATACAGGATACCGATTATAATAATATTCGAGACGATATTATTGGAGTACTAGGCACACCGTCCGGGACACAAGGAAACTCATCATCTAATCAAGGATACGGGCAACCATTAGAGAGTAATTCAGTCGCAGCAGGCGCAACTGTTACAGCTGATGATCTTAATAGATTATATCTTGATATATATACTTGTAGACTACATCAAGTTAACGGTACAGGCTTTGCAGTACAAGAAGTTAGTACAGGCAATGTAATTGGTGCTGATGCAAGTGGAACAGATGTTGACACTCTTACACTCTTGCAGCAAGGATTTAACGACTATGCAGCAGAAGCAACAAATTCTGTAAATGGAAGAAATACACATAGTGCAAGTTATCTAGCTGCTGACACAGCAACAAATAAACAACGTACAACGGCTTGGGGATATGGCGGATTTAACACTATTGACCATTATCTAACAGTAACATTTGCAGGACAAACTAAATCTTCAGCTAGTGGCAATTCGTTAGCCTTAACAGCAGCAAATCATGCTAGAGCATTTTTTAATACAGGTGGCGAAATAAGATTATTTGCAACACGTACCGGCGGCGCTGGTCATACTAAAAACACTGACTGGACAAATATGTTAGCTACATATATTAACACTATTAGTATGAGTGGATCTACTTCATCTGTTAATGGTGACGGTCTTGGTGTTTCTAATAATACAATTGGTTTTTATGATTTAACAACATCGGAGCAAGTAGTAGTATCAGCAGTCGGATCAACATATGCAGCTAATACATATACACTGAGGGCTAAAGTTGATAATGCAACAAACCCAACCGCTATTACTTTTAGAATTACACTAACTGACGGAGATGATCAGTTTGCTAGTGTTGACCCAAGTGTTGACGGTACACTAACTAGTAATATTCAAGTATATAGAGCACAAGACGGTAACAATATAATAGAAATTGATGCACCATCAGTTAATACAAATGCTACCGGAACTACACTTTAATTTCACTTATTGCTTGACATTTAGATAGATATAGTATATACTATAAGAAGTATATAAGGAGTATCTATGGACCCTCGTCTTGAAAACGCATTATCTTTTGCAAATTATAATCTCACACTCGAAAAAGAAAAACTACAAGCCAAAGAAAATTTTAGAATAGGTAGAGTAATTTATCGAAATAAAGGACAGTTTACTATTACAGTTGAACTACTATCTTATTGTAAAATTCTAATTGATTCTGACAACACCGAAGATGTTGTGCTAATAGACGATAATGAAACCCCAATTTTAATTGAAGATCTAACAGAATTTTATCAATTAATTTTGTCTCAATATTCGATTGTGTGTAATGATTACTACGAACGTTTTTCTTCATTGTCGAAAAAACGAAATGTTGAGGACATAGTGTTTAATGACTAAAGGGGTATTATTATTTGCAAATAATAACGAAAGTATAGATTATGTAACGCAAGCATACCAGTTAGCAAAGCGTATAAATCAATATTTAAATTTACCTACTAGCATTGTTACTACTGACAAAAATTATCTGCAAAAAACATTTAGCGACTATGATGAAGTATTTGATGAAATTATCGAAACTGACCAAGAGTTAGTTAAGAATAATAGAGTTTATCATGACGGTATTGCATCTAATCAAATTCTAAATTTTAGGAATAATCTAAGACCATATGCATATGATTTATCGCCTTATGACAGTACTATTGTAATGGATGTTGATTATATTATATGTAGTGATCATCTTTCAAAATGTTTTGATCAAACAGAGGATTTCCTAATCTACAAAGACGGAACATATTTAGGAATTGACGAAAAATATACAAAAGAATTTAGTTATGTAAGCGACGGTGGAATAGATTTTTATTGGGCTACTGTTGTTTATTTTGAAAAGACAAAAAAGAACAACGTATTTTTTGAGTTATTAAAACATATACAAGATAACTGGTATCACTATGTACTATTGTATAAACTACCTAACACAATGTATCGAAATGATTTTGCTTTTAGTATAGCAATACACATAATGAATGATTATGGTTCTTTAGATATGTTTAAAACAATGCCAACAAGTATTCTATATACTCTAGACGTTGATATATTACATTCTATAAAAGATGATGTGTTAATTTTATTAACTGGAAAACAAGGACATCCAGGAGAATATGTAGCACATAGGACTCAAGGATTAGATGTACATGTAATGAATAAATTTAGTCTAGATAGATTATACAAAGGAGAACAACATGTCTAAGGGTTTTGTTTTTCTTGCTCAAAATAACGATACAACTGATTATGTTAAACAATCATATTTGTTAGCATGTAGTATCAAAGCTACACAACACACAAATAATGCAACCTGTTTAATTACAAACGAAGTAGTACCTGAAGAGTATAAAAAAGTATTTGATCATATTGTAGATATTCCGTGGAGCGATGATGCAAAAGAATCTAAATGGAAAATTGAAAATAGGTGGAAAATATACCATGCTACTCCGTTTGATGAGAATATTGTATTAGATACAGACATGTTAATTCTAGAAGATATTGAACATTGGTGGAAATATTTAGATTCATATGACTTATATTTTACAACAAATGTTAGAACATTTAGAGATAAACCGATTACTGAAGGATTATGGCATTATAGAAAAGCATTTATTCGATATGATTTACCAAAGATATATGTTGGCGTACATTATTTTAAAAAGTCCGAACTAGCCCACAAGTTCTATAAATGGTTAGAATTTATAAATCAAAATTGGGAAATGTTTTATGGAGAGTTTGCCGGAGGCAATGCTTTTCAAAAATGGGCAAGTATTGATGTAAGTTCGGCAATAGCAATTAAGCTTCTAGGTATTAGTAGTCAAGTTACAAATTCAATAAGCGATATTCCGAAATTTGTGCATATGAAAACATATCATCAAGGAGTAAGTAATTTACACAACAGTTGGCAAGGATATGTAAATTCATATATAGACGACGAATTAAATTTGAGAATTGGTAATTATAAGCAAAATGGTATATTTCATTATGTAGAAGATAGTTTTGTTACAGATTCTCTAATAGAGAAATACGAAGGATATTTAAGTAAAAATGAATTTTAAAAAAGAGTTTTCTCGATTAAATGCACTGTCACATAAAGATCCTAAGTGGTATTGTAATTTTGATAAAAAAACTGGAGTAATTTATTCAGTTAAGAATCATAATAACGACAGCGATAGTTACATTACTATAGAGCATACTATGGCACTTGATTTTAATAATAGAAATAAAAGTTTAGACGATTATCAGATAGTTTGGAATAAAGATCAAAAGAAGTACAAACTATTAAAAAAAACAGATACAACAATTGAATCTGTAAAAAACACATTTATGGAAATTACTAATAACGAAGTAGGCGAAGTTGTAGTTACTAAAAATTATAAAACTAAAGAGTGGCAATTTTCAGTTGACAACGATGTTAAAGAGCGTTATAATAATGGAACAGTAATAGAAGGAGATGCATTGCATTTTAGTGTAACAGCAAAGTGTAACCCGCATATTCTTTATAGAACTATTACAGTTTCGATTGTGGAATTATTTGAAAATGATGTGAACATTAATTTCGATAATAGTGACATACAACAAACTAATTTTAGTATCTACACTAATAAAAAGATAGACTCGTATGCAATTAAAGAGATTATATAATGGATAATAAATTTAAAATTGTCGACTATGATATTATATATCTAAGTTATGATGAACCAAATGCTGAAAAAAACTATGCAGATTTGTGTAGTAAAATTCCGTGGGCAAAAAGAGTACATGGTGTAAAAGGTTCAGATGCCGCGCACAAGGCATGTGCAGAATTAAGTGAAACAGATCGTTTCATTACAGTAGACGGCGACAACATAATACACACAAAGTTTTTACATAAAGAATATGATCTCAGTTCACATGAAGATACTCATTGGAACAGCAATGTAGATTTTGATAAGTGTGTAATAAGTTGGACAGGCCGTAATATAATTAATGGTTTAGAGTACGGTAATGGCGGC